AATAGGGAAAAACACGCATCCAAACACGTGCAAGACCTTCACCTGCAGGATCGTATCCGATTTTTGCTCCTGCTCCCTTATAAAGTAATGCCTGCCTAGATGCACTTAATATTCGCTCTCGCATCAAAGGTTGGTTCATCCAATCATTAACTACCAATTCAGCCTTTTCAGCGTCTCCAGTTGTATATGGAGAAGAGGATACCACTACTTCAATACGTCTTGGATATAACGAAGAAATATATCCAGATAAGGCCGGTTTGATTCTGTTGACCTCTATTTGGTCTAATCTCGTCAGTTCGTAGTTGGTATTATAATCCTCTTGCCCCTCGATGTATCTCCAATATTTTGTAGTATAAGCCGCCTTAGCCAAAGCCATATGGCTCTGATCGTTATCCATCCGATTGTCATGTGCACGTAGATGATCCAATACCTCAACTGGTTTCAGCATATCCTTGGAAAAATCATAACCCTCAATCATATCTCTATACATATCAATACCTCATTACTCTGCTTATTCTATCTAATGGATGCCCTCTTCTTTCACTTCTTCTTGCATGACCCTGTTTTGCATTTCCCTGAAACCCAGGGCAAGTTCGCAAAGCCCAACAACTCAAAATGAATGCATCAGCGTGATCATCATGATAACCATCTTGCCCCTCGATCTTACCATTTTTTTCACGAATATGCATCAACTCTTGAATCGTTGCATGGTCCTGTAAATAATATGCATCACCGTTTACCATTTGTCTAGCGTATGCATAAGCTTGTTCTTTTGATCCCTTATAAGTTGTCCAATCTTTTCCTTGTGGGTTTTTCCATATAGGAATTCCTTCCTGTATGATTTTTCGTATAACAACTCTTCCTGCTCCACCCGTATTAGATTCAACCAAGCAACGTGCTCGATGGTAATATCTGGCCAAATCTGACAGTTTTTCTGCAAACAATACTTCGCCACCTTGATTTGAACTAAGAGTGGCAACTTGGTTACCAAGTTCATCCATAACACACGCGACAGCATAATCACCTCCTGTACACCAACTAGGATCGACACCTATAACATAGTCCATATCCATTTGTGGTGAATCATATATACGTAACTCATCCGAAATTGGCTTGGAAGGTAAACTGTTCAAAGATTCGGTAAGATAGTCAATATCAAACCAACTTCCTTCTAAGACAATAAAACCGTCCTCAACAGTTAGTGGATATTCTCTGCGAAACCTACGCAACCCAATACCCTCAACACCGTGTACCATTTCGTGTCTCCAATACAACTGCTCCATCGTCAACCCATGATCTGCCGCCAAGTTCAACTCGTCTTCATCCGGCTCCCAACCTTGGGGTGGTTCTTTCTGATATGCACTATGGTCTGACCACT